CACAGCGACCACTACCACCACCGCCACCGCCGCGACCACTGGAGCCACCTTCTCGACCAAAACAACCGATACCAAAACTACCGGTGCCACCACCATTATATAAAAGGCAAGTAATATTTCCAGACGAACTACAGATTATAAAGATTGTGCAAGGAACACACAATTTAATTGAAGAATTTCAAATTGGTTTCCCTAATGCCGAGTATTCTGATCTAACACGATTAAGCAGTGTCTTACAAACCAATGCACAAATTAAAAGTAAAGATCCGGTCATCTATACAGCAAAAGATGGTTCTCTAAAAGAAAGTTATAACAAAACAGTTCATACAGATCTAACGGATAAATATTATTATATTATTTTAACATTTGAAAATATACAAACTATAATAAATAATTTTGAGAACCTAAAACTAAAAGGAGTATCTGGGAATCAGATACTAAAATTTTTAAATAAAATTTATGCAGCAATGATTACATATAAAACTGATAAAACTGACCCTAAAACTAAAATTACACCAGAATTTAACACCTTTTTGTCGGCACTTATGAAGTTTATAAATGATAAAAATGTTGAAATAGCTACAGAACTCTCTCTTCAATCACACCGTTATAAATATTTAAAATATAAAATGAAGTATTTAGAATTAAAAAATAAAAATAAATTATAAAATAAATAATTTTTTTATAAACTTTTGATAAATTATAAAAAAATTTATCGCGTCAATTTAATGCTTATATATGAAACTTATTCTAATGGTAAAATTAAAAAAATAAAGAAATAGTCTAATTATATATATAATAGTAATTGTATATATATAAAGATTATAAAACTTATTTTATATATGGTTGAAACCCCGGATTTAGGAGAAACACGTTCTAATGAATCAAATGTTGATGATGTAAAAAATTCAGATGATGTAACATATTTAAATAATTTTAATGAGTTTGTTAATCAACTTAAAATTATTTTTATTAATAATGATATACAGCAAATTCTCAATAATTTACTGCAATTATCTGATGAAGATAAAATAAATAATGGTAAAACATTTATTGAATTAATAAATAATACTTTCTTTGATGATTTTGTAAAAGCAAAACTAAAAATATTTTCTCATAAAAGTGATGATACATTACAATTATCAGAAAGTTTATTTGGTCCTAAATTATGTATTAAATATATATTAAATAATCAATCTGAAGAAATTAAAAAATTAATTTGGACAAATTTATATAATTTATATATTTCATGTGAATCATTAAAACCTATTGAAGAACGCGATACTGTAAAAATAAAATCTATTATGAGTTTAGTTAATAATAAAACTAATAATGTTCGTAAAAAAATACAAGATGTATTAGGTACAGATATTAATAATCATACTACTGATATGGTTAATGATATTGTATCATCATTCGAAAATATAATGAGTACAAATCCAGGTAGTAATCCATTGGCAGATATTATGGGATTAAGTCAAAAAATTTCAGTTAAATATGCTAATAAATTAAATAATGGAGATATTGAAATTGATAAATTACTAAAATGTATGACAAATAAAATTCCTGGTATGGAAAATATGATGTCTGGTGAGGGTGGAGATATAATGAATAATATTATGAGTTCTATGGGTGATAATGGTATGCTTGGTGGTTTAATGGGTAATAATGAAGCTTCAAAAGAAAAGATTATAATTGATGATAATTTTTCAACATCAAGTGTTAATGTAGGTCCAACCGATGAAAATAAAAAGAATATTAATTTTGGAAATATTCTTAAAATGGCTGATCAATTTGGTGTATTACCAGGTGGGAAACAAACTAATACTGTAGAAAAATCACATTCTACAAATGAAAATACTCTTCCTGATTTATCATCATTTAATTTAGATGAATTATGTAATAATCCTCAATTAAGTAAAATTATGGGAATGATGGGAAAATTAAACAGTGTTAATACACCAGAAGAGATTGAAACACTTAAGAATGAAGTTGATACCTTTTTACAGAATGATATGGGTGTAGATATAGATAAAATTAATGAATTCTTACCATCCGCACCAAGAGCTAACCAAGATATAACATATAGTTAAATATTTAATAAAAATATTATATAAAAATATATAGTATTATAATATGCCACGTCTAGAATATCAACAGTATGAGTTCTATGTCGAAGTAGAACCTAATGAGGTAGACAAAATCTTCCACATGACAGATCCCACAATCAAACAGTGCCTAATAAATATAAAACATATAGGAGAATTTAAATTTAATGAAATTCCAGAGTGGGAATTACGGTTTTTAGAAGTGCCTGTACATTTTAGAGGACCTGAGAAAGGATGGAGGAAACATTTTATTCAATATAATACTCAATCAGGATAATTATAGGAGTTCCTCCCGATCATCTAGGAAATACACCAAATGAAAGTGAAATGACAAAAATTCCACCCAAACGTTGTCCTATATATACAGACAGTGACACATACAAAAAAAAGATATTTGATAATGCTGAAACTATGATAAAAGATAATGTATTTTGGAATAAATTAACAAAACTTTACATAGAATTAACAGACTTACATGCGCGAATAGAAAACTTACCAAAATTAAATCAATCAGCAGAAATACCATCAGGATTTAAAACAAAATATTTAAAATATAAAACAAAATATATAAATTTAAAAAATAATATGTTATAAATTTATAATATGTAATAAAATAAAAATAATTTTAATACAAAATTATTTTTATTATGGTTAATAATTGAAAACAATTGCTTCTTTTTCAATAATATGTTTCTGATCAGAACTAATAATATTTGTTAATTGAATAGTGCATGAAAAATTAGACCCATTTAAATCAAGTGTATTACCTAAATAATCAACTAATTCAATATCTAATTTATTAATATTAACAGGTTGCCTAAATCGGTAGCCTTGATTTACAAAATCATCTAATTTTGGATTACCTAATCCAGATGTTAATAATATTTTAGCCATTATTGAGTCACCAAAAAAATCGATATATCCCCAATCATTTATTTTTATAAATATATAATTATGTCCAGTAGTATCAAAAAACTTTGGAGCTGTCATTATTCTATCAGTAAAATCTATATTTGAGTTTATTAAGAATTTATCAATTAGTTTAGATGGATTTGGTCTATATCCCATATAATAGCCAATTGATAAATATTTTAATTTTTTAATATTTATAATACCATCTGTTATTGGGTTTTCTTGCTCTCCACACTTATTTGTATTAAAATCTATTTCAAAATCTGCAATGTCATATTCGAGAGTTACTTGATATAATGGATCATTTGATTGAACTGATGTAATAAATTGATGTTCTAATAAAAATGGTCTTAATAATAAATTACTAAACATATTTATTATAATATTATCTCCATTTAATTGTTTCCAACTTGATGGTATTACACCATTTATATCTACAAAATAATAATAAAATTTTCTACATTTAGTATCTGTAAAAGAGTTTCTAAAATATACATAATTAGATAAATTAATTTCACATGATAAATTATATATTTGGGTATCATCGGGCGTTGGTGCTTCAGGTTTGTTATTAATATGATATTTTGAACCAGATTCTAAATAAGTGTTCTCGTAAACATAACCTGATGGTATTACATATGTATTATTAACTAATTTATCTAATATACCTGGTTCTAATGATATTGGTTTTGGACATATAAAAGTAGTAGTATCATTAATATATATTTTATATATCCATTCTTTAAGTGCAGTTAAATTTGATTTTAAATCATTATTTACATTATTTGTATTTATATTAAAATAGTTATCTGGTATTGTGTCGTGTCGAATACAATCTAAATTTGGATTTACTGATCTAAAACGTCTGTCAAAAATGTGTAAACCAAATGAGTATAAATGAAATATGCCATTATCTAAATCTATTGAATTTATTGACTGTCCAGATGTTGTTGGATTATTTTTTAAATATGTTTCTCTTTCATTATATTTTTGTTGTATATATTGTTGCATTAAAATTACTAATCCATAAACACTATACCAACCTTTATTAATAATCAATTTATTTTGTAGTGATGATGGTAATGGTTCTGAATTAAAATCAAATGATACTTCAGCTGGTTCATATAAATGAAATACATAAAAATATTTTTCAGCAAATGATATATTATTAAATGAATGAATTTGTAAATTACGATTTGTATTAAAAAATCCTGTAAATAATCCATTAAAAATACTTTTAATAGATACCATTGATTGTAATAAACCATCGGGAAGCAGAAGTATAGTTCCGTTTGGATCTGAAGATTTATTTGGTAAATGTATTGTAATATAATTATTACATTTTGCAGCACTTATATAATTAATACAATTACATATTTCTAAACTATTAATAGTTATAGCTATTATATTTTTATACATTTTCTCAAAATAAACTCTAAATTTAGCTTCATTTGGATATTGAATTATATCTCTGTATCTAGAATCAATGTTAATTAATATTTCTTCCATATATTAATATATTATATTTTATATCAATAAAATAAACTTTAATATTATTTTATGTATAATCTTAAAATAACTAAAATAATTTTTAATATTTTAACCGCAGTTGATTAATAATTTAATTAAATTAATTATAAAAAATTTAATAGTAAAAGTATATATAAACATATTATGAATATTTTAAATTTATCACAATTATCTAGAGAACAACGATATGGTATTGAAGACACTCCTCAAACAGATACATCATGTGATGTAGATAATGAAATATGTCCAGGTGATATAACTGGAAATTGTAATTGTAATGGCAATGGTAATGGGGATACCGGTCCTAAAGGTGATACAGGTCTAAAAGGTGATACAGGTGCATCTGGAGAAAAAGGCGATACCGGCCTAAAAGGCGACACTGGTCCACCTGGAGAAAAAGGGCCTGCGGGTGGTGATGCAGGTGCAACTGGCGCTACCGGAATAACTGGTTCAACAGGTGCTACTGGTGCTACCGGAAGAACTGGTTCAACAGGTGCTACTGGTGCTACCGGAAGAACTGGTTCAACAGGTGCTACTGGTGCTACCGGAAGAACTGGTTCAACAGGTGCTACTGGTACTACTGGTGCTACTGGTACTACTGGTGCGACTGGCGCAACTGGTTCTACTGGAACAACTGGTGCTACTGGTACTACTGGTGCTACTGGCGCAACTGGTATTGCTG